CCACTCAGGAATATTTCCGTATTTCCGCCCGGTTCCAATACAATACGAAAAAAATCTAATTGTGCAGTAGTGCACATATTTATTACGGTATGAATAAGAAACAACTACAACAGCAGGTCAATAGATATTACTCCACGTCTTTGCCTTGTCAGATAATAAGCGAGATCATAGGAATAGGCAAAATGCAATTCATTGATTTCATAAACGGCCATTTTTGGGATGAGTCAATCAATAGGATGAATTACGGTATAGATTGGCAGTTAGATCACGTAGTACCTCAGAATCTATTCGATATAGAGAAGAGAGAGGATCTGATGCTTTGCTTTAACTACATGAACTATATTCCCATGCTGAATCATGATAATAGGTTGAAGGGAGGTTCAATACATTTCTCTGTACAGATACTAAACAAACGTTTGGCTCTGTTTCCAAACAATCCAACATTACACAATTTAATGGCGAGATGCCAAGCAGAGTTGGACTGCAGATGGGCAAAGTACTCATAACTGGTTGGTTACCAATGGGGCCCTCTTTCCATGCAGAACATCTTACCACGGACATATTGGGTATCAACGCGTTATAACTGATTGATTCTCAATGGAGAAGTTTTAAAATAGTTGCTATAATATTTTTTTGGTATCGCTATTTGTGTTACTTTTACTATGTAGCCGCCCACCCCGTAATAGTACGAGCATCGGCAACCAGATGAAAACCAATTAGTTATGAGAAAAATGATACAGTCCAATGCAGCCGTTAGTTTCAACGCAGTAGTAACCTATACAGATATATTAGGAAAGCGCCACAATATAGTGTGTCGTAACCGTGCACAAATCAAGCAGGCCAACAGTTTCCTTAGCATGTTCAAGCGCGAAGGCACCACCATCAAAGCTTTGGCTGCGCAGTACAACGTTAAGAACGGTAAGTTTGTAAACGTTGCTGGTCTTATCTCTGATTGTGTTATGGTTGGTTTTAGTAAAGAAGCAGCGAAAAAGATCGTTGCATCCTCTCTGTAATGTAAGCGGGCATTAGTTATAAACAAAACGTATATTATATGATAAACTAAATTATCACATAATTGTATGATAAAGTAAACAAATAAAAGTTATATATGAATCAATTTAAAGGGGAATTAGTAGAATCAGTAGTAGAGAGCCACGAACAGTTCTTAAGTAGAAGAGGAATGGCCATGTCAGGCATGATTGGTAGCTTATCAGCCAGATTAGAGATCATTAATATGAATCTGAGATTTGACATGGAGTACGACGCCCATATGACAGCCGACCAATGGCGCAGATCTGTAAAGCAGTCAAGAGTGGAGATACTCGAAACTTTGATCAGTTACCAAGAAGCGTGGTCTGCAATGCAAAACTATCAAGCGGGTGAAGTAGGTAAAGAAATGAGCGATCGCAAGATCAAAGAGTACACCGCGGAGTTAGAGGCACTCGAAACTTTAGCTTTATAATATCGCCAGAATTGGTTATATTTACTTATATTCGTTAATCAAAACAAACACAAAATGAGCACAAACTCAAACAGACCAAGTAGCTACAACAAGTTAAGCTACATCCAGAAAGTAAGCCGTATTAACCGCAAATTGCGTAACGGTGACATTACAAACGTAGCTGAGACTACAGGTTTCTCTACAACTCACGTGTCTGACGTGATTGCTGGTAAGTACTTCAACGACAAGATCGTTAACGAAGCTTACGACGTAACTCGTGGACGTATCAGCAATGCAGTTAAGTTATCTAGCTTAATGGCATAGTAAATTACAAGAAGGGGATCGGTGCAAATAGTATAACTTGCAGTACACCGGGATTAAAAACCTGGAAGTGTGATACTGATCTCCTTCTTTTCTTTTAGAACTCGGCAGTATTGCCACCCAAAATATATTAAATTAAAGTTATGACAAAAGACATCCAGTCGATCTCAATGGATCGCGCAAAGGTAATGGCACCAGCAATCTTCGCTACCGAGCCAGCATCGTACATCAATCAGAAGCTGTACACATTCACACCAACAACAGGTATCATTGATCAAATGAATGCACAAGGTTGGCAGTTAACAAAGGTACAGCAATCCCAAAGCAAATCAGAGCTACGCAAGGACTACGGTATACACATCGTTAGGTTCCAACACCCCGATATCTACATCAAAGACGGTAACGGCGGAGTAGAGGCAAGACCTGAGATCGTAGTAATTAACAGTCACGACGGAACAAAGCCACTACAGTTCGAGGCCGGTCTGTTTAGATTGGTATGCGAGAACGGATTGGTGCTTAAGACCCAAGACTTCGGCGGTTTCAAAGAGAGACACACCAAGTTTACATTGGACTCGCTTAAGACCAAGATCGACGAGAAGATGAGCATCATGAACAAGACCGTTGGTACCATTAGCAAGTGGGCAGAGAAAGAAATGACAGCAGCAGAGAGAAGAAGGTTTGCGACAGAGGCATTGGCCTTAAGAATCTCAGGAGACAGACAAGCAGAGGAGTACGAGATCATGGAGATATTGAACCCTCGTAGAGAAGCGGATAAGGCCAACACTTTATGGCACACGTTCAACCGCGTACAAGAGAACCTGATCAAAGGAGGCTATCAGATGAACAACCGTACGGCAAGGGCCATCACCAATCCTATGGAGGACATGGTTCTGAATCAAGGCCTTTGGCAGATAGCGGACGGCTTTGTAATGGCTTAGTAGATAGAGGATTGCAAAAGACTTGCTAGTGGAAAAAAAATTCCATTAGTAAGTCGCTAGCAACCCGTTAGCGTCCCACCAACGTCACGATTGTTGTAGACAGCGAACTGCTAGGGGGGCCCCCTGTCCCTTAGTCCGTCACCGAGAATTCCCTGGTTTTGGGTTTTATTAAACTATAAATACAAATATACATTATGAAAACAGCAATGCAAGAGTTAATTGAGTTGTTAGAACTTAATACAAGAAACGAACCATTACCATACTTAATTGACGCTATTAAACAAGTTTACATACCAAAAGAAAAAAAGCAATTACTAAATGCCTATGATCAGGGCGTTGAAGATGAAAATGAAAGAGCTATAGCCGAACACCTACCTAATCACAGTCCGTCTTTTAAATGCGCGCTTGATTATTATAACCGAGAATACTACAACAAAGAGTACGGAGAGGCCGGGAGAAAATTCACACAGGATCTTATACCAAAAAATTAAATACAAATATATGATTAATAAAGATTTAGAAGATATCATAATGAAAGCTAATCAAGAAGTATTAGACATCACGACCAAGTCTGTAACTAGATTCGAGGTTATAGATCACACTAAAAAGAAGGGCGGTCGCATAGTAGTCGAGTACAACGTCAATGTTGAATTGTCCCTACAGGACGAGAACAGAACGTTGAAAGTATTCTTAACGGATAAAAAATAACAAATAAAACAAATAAAATGCAAGAATTAAATTTCGTGGTAGTAGAAGCGCACTCAATCTCAGAATTGGAAAAGAAGGTCAACGATCGTATGGCTTTCGGTTACGTAATTACCAACACACCGTTAGTGATTGACAAGAGCACACAAGGTCAAATCTCGTTCTTTCAAACCATGGTAAAAGCCAAATAGTATGTTAGACCTGCTAATAGATCTCATGGTCAACATCAGTGCCATGGGTAAGGCATCATCAAGACAGGACACCCTTAGGTACGTCCACGAGTGCGAGGACAGTTTAAAAGCAATCCAATTCAGGCTGCAGAATATCAAGCAGCGCGCGCTCGCCGACAGCCCCGAGGACGTCCAACTTCCGTAAAGGCACAAATAATAAATACGTAAATATGAGCAATCGCTTTTTGGATTGGACGACCAAACATTTCGCCAAGATCGCCCTTACACTGGGCATATTGAACCTTTTACTGGGTAACTATGTGATTGGCTGTTTATGGCTGCTGATCTGGCTTACCGAGTATCAAGACAAACTAGACATTTAACCACTTATGAAAACAGATGAAACAGACAAACCGAGAGGACGAGATAATGATCGAAATGATTCTAGTAGAAGCGGACTCGTGGGGCCTGAGATGGGAAGTGACTCGGGACGCCAAGCAATACCTAGAGGACAAAACGGCCGCAGACGAGGTGGAGGCTTACATTTGGGCGTACGAGGATTGGATCAAGTAGCTAGCTCACCCTATCTACAGGTACTCCAGGATATCCACGAAGCCTTGATCTCAATTAATCAAACCTTAAAGAACAGATAATGAAACGTATCACCTCAGAGCAATCCAGGTTCTATGTGCCTCTGGACATAGCAAACGACAAGTACGCCTTGCAACGTGCCAAAGCGTTTACTGTTACCGCTACAGAGGACGGATGGGAGGACGTTGTCTACTTTGGCGAAGCGATTCTAGACCCAACCGGTAGCGTTAGAAAACCTCAATGGGTGTACGTTTTGGTGAACAAGGGCATGCCGGGAGTGTGCAAGATTGGTATGACAACTACTAGCGTAGATCAACGAACCCGTGAGATTAACGCGTCGACGGGAGTTATTACGCCTTGGTTCTCGGTATACAAACACAAGTGCATCAACGCTAAAGCCATTGAGCGGGCCGTGCACGAGAGACTGGAGCGGTTCGGTAAACGAGTTAACAAGAAGCGAGAAGGCTTCGACTGCACCACAGAATTGGCAGTCGCTACCATAAAAGAGATCGCCGAAGCATACGAAATTTAAACTTACAAATATGAAAATAGAACGTTACGAGGTCGTGTACGCAAACAGCGAACAGGCTTTTATAGAAAAGATCAATGAAATGATTAAGCAAGGCTGGCAACCCTTGGGCGGTATGGCCGCAAACTTCCAATCCAATGGGCAGTTCCAACAAACAGTGTATCACCAAGCAATTGTACTGTACGAGCAGTAATTTTCTATTTCTAGATTTACTGGTCTACTGGGACGAAGGTGCGTTTTCTAATTGATATGGCTCGATATTTATTAACGTATAATTAAACAAGATTACATGAAGAATAACTTCGACTTAAAAGGCTACATGAAACAGAATCAAGTTGGTTCGTATCAACAGCTGAACGAAATGTGGTATCAAGACATTAACCAAGCTTTGGGCGATTTCAACACTATTACTGAAGAAACTATAGACGAAATGGGAGGAGTAAAAACAGTGGGAGATAAAGGCAAAATGGCCACTCCAAACTCAAGACCTAACTTGGGACGTCATAGATCGAGCGATATGCTAGATAAGATGAGCAAGAAAGATCACGATAAAAATACTGTGGTTGGTGCTAAAGCTGCGGCTTACAAAGCTCCACACATGAAAGAAGAAGAATCTGAAAGAGAAAAAGCTATGTATGCTAATACAGATCCTAACATAACAGATCCTATAAACCAAGACGATATTTTTGTTGGATCTGACAAGGCAAAATGGGACAACTATGGAAACGAAACTTCTGAGTGGGATACAGAAATAGCTGGACAAACTGTAAACGGTTGGACCGCAGAAGAAACTCAAGGCGGCGCAATAGCATGGCAAAATCCTAAATATCCTAACGCGCATATCTATGCTACGCCAGGTTGGGAAGGAGTTGACGGTATTGCTTTCGAACTTCACGATTCAGAAGATGGATATATGGACGAGCCAAAGATACAAAAAGTAATTGGATCAGGTACAGAAGCATGGAAAACTAAAGAGGGTTATATGGCTTTAATGGCTAAGGCATTTACTGTAGTAGAAAAAATGCTTATTCCTTCTGACAATATGGATGAAGATCATGGCACGCAAGTTAACCACGATATGAACGATGATATTTCTATGGATTACACAGAGCCTGAGCATATGGTTCAGAACGAAGGCATACAAGATTATAATCATACTTTTGAAGAAGATATTATGGATTTATTAGATGATGGCGTAAGCAAACCTGAAATATTAACTCACTTTAAAAGTATTTTAAAAAATGCTAATCCTCGTATGGAAGAATCTATAGAAGAAGATGCTGATCCATTCAGTTCTATCAAAGGCGGTATCGATAAGATTACACAAGGAGATGACGGCGATATGGATATGAGCGACGACGATAGATTCGATCAATTGGGTGGAGATAAAATAAAAGCAGGTATCGAAGGTTTAATGGGTGATGGATTCGACTACAGAGAAATTTTACAATTCGTTAAAGATACAATTGCTTCTAAGAGAAATTATTAATATCAAAAAATGTAAGTTATGCAAGTTTTGATAGTGGAAGAGGTGGACGAACAAGCAATAGAATGCGACGAAATAAAACTAGTAGCATTCAGACCTAAAATGAGAGCACTCTGTTTCGAAGAGACTACTCAGTTCGAAGAGGCAAAACTAAAGTTAAAAGAACTCGGTGTTACATACGAATTATTATAAGAGTAGGGGCCCCAGCCCCTATTTCTATGTTACTAGGAACTTAAACGAATAGATTTGATAGATTATTCGTATATTTGATTACAATAAAAGTTATGAGATTACAGACATCACCTTACCTCACCAGACAGGAAGAGTACAGAGAAGACCCTTGGAAAATGCTAATGGTCTGTTTCATGCTAAATCAAACACATCACAGACAAGTAGACGAAGTTAGAGAACACTTCTTTAACAAATGCAACACAGCAGAACGTTTAATCGACTGCCCTGACGCAGAGGTCATAGCAATAATCAAGCCTTTAGGTTTTTATAACAAAAGAGTAAAAGCTTGGAAACAGTTCTCCTATCAGTGGTTGGACTTAGTAAAAGAATACGGCAATCCTATTTATATTCCTGTTCATAAATTAATTGGACTTAAAGGAGTTGGTAAGTACGCAATAGATTCATGGAGAATATTCCAATGTTTCGATTACGAAGTAGAACCAGAAGATCACGTACTAAACTTCTACGTTGAGTGGGCAAGAGTAGAAAAAGAAAGAGTACTAAGAGAGCAAGCCACACCTAAGCCTATGACAGTTTATTACGCACACTACACTAATTCGAGAGAGGAACAACCTAATTGGAATAATTTAAAAGATTATGTTTGCTGTGTTATGGCAAGAACTCAAGGTGAAGCTATAGAGAAAACTAAACGCATTGCATTAAAACGTGAAGGCGCAGTGCATCTTAAAATTGCAGGTATCGGATTTGGTAGAGAGGAGTGGGTAGACGAAGAGCATTGGTTGGATACTGACGAATCTTATTACAGCGTACACGTAGACGCAATGCAAAAAAGAATGGAAGCAAGAAGACAATTAGAAAACAAATAAAAAATAAACATATGAAAACTTTGATCAACACAGATTCAAATGGCGCAACTAAAAACGTAAAAGACATTATCTTTTGGGGTAATGGAGACACTTTTAAATTAATAAGCAAAGCATCTTCAATAGAAGAGGGTTGGATGAAATCAACCAAAGCAATGGAAATTGCAGGAGTTGGTTGTGTAGTCCAAGTAACAACTCAACAAGGCGACAATATTGCAGAAGCACTAACGTTTGTTCCTAATACTGAAATAGAAGAAACAATGCACGAGGTTGATGGATTAGTTTCAAGAAGATTAGTAAAATGTTTATAAATTAAAATATGATTACAGCAAACCAAAAGTGGATTACAACCACACCGTATTACGAAGAATTTTTACGCTATTACCAAATGGCTAAAACACAACAAGAAGAGTGTAACTTAGGAATTATAAAACATGCAGATAGCTCTGTGCCCGATGACTTAATGAAACACGTTGAACTATACGACGTTGTTGAAAGAAAGTACGCTGGATTCTCACAGATAGTTAACGATGTTTTTTATGGTTTTTCCGAAGATCACCCTTACTGGAATAAAATGACTCAAGGTCATATGACAAAACAGAGAGAAACCGTTTCTAAAAATTGGACAGGCAAGCGCAGCGTGTTTGGTTTAAAGGAGTGGATCTATTTGTTCTTGTTTCACAGATTAACAGGTTCTGGTATTAACTACTCGATGAAGCCTTCAGGCTATCACAACACGCTCTTGTTCGAGATGCATCAAGCTGACAATATACCTCAGCTGATAGACATCATAAAAGGAGCCACTAAACCATTCTACACATCGGTAGGCTATCAGTTCCCAAGTTTTCCTAAACCTCAAGGCAATTACAAACGTGGAGGAGATTATTTCCTTTGTGAATTCGTTCCACAACTTGCAGAAGACGTAGCTAGCTTCTTAGAGAATGGCGATAAAAAAGACTTGAGAGAAGTAGGAGACTTTATGTTTAAGTGGAATACAGACAGAGGCCTTAGAGCTTTCAGATTTCAGTACGCTGCATTTATTGCTGACATAGCCGATTGGTTCCCTGAATTCGTTAACCGCGAAAGTCCATTTTATTACGGTACGAATGCAAAGGAGTGCGTTAGCTATTTAGCAAAGAAGTCTACTAAAATGCAAGAAGAAGTATTTTTGGATTCAGTAATGATGAAGATATACGACGACACTGGCAGTTATCCGTACAACGCAGAGGACGTAACGTGTGACTCAATTCGATGGATTGAGAACTACGTAAAACCCGGAGCAGACTACGATCACTTAGATTTCGATCATGTATGGAACAGCAGCGGTATTATAGACCATCCATACGGTCGACAGAAAGCAATGTTAGATCTTGGTCTTGTCCCAAGTTTTAACGGTATTACAGAACACCCTTCCGATGACAAGGTACTTAAATCACTTCTTATAACAGAAGAGCAATACAAGGACAGGGTACAACAACATTATAACAAATAATGGCTTACACAACAAACAAATCTGCAAAGCAGACAAAAAACATCCACATCCAAGGATTAACAGGAGAAAAAATATTTAACAACGTTATGCAAGATATGGGCTACAAAGTCCACATCAATCCAGATCCATACGGATACAACGATCACTTAGTATTTTTTGATAGACAAACTCCAACCATTACTCAATTAAAAACGATTTCTCCTTATCATCAACACAATTGTTGGGCATTAGATGCCGATTCAGGTAAACAAGTAGAACACGCTTTAAAGTGCGAGAAACTTTATATCTTAAGTATTCCTATGGTATGGGAAAACGAATATGACGGTTGGTTACTAGAAGTGGATCTTAACATTCTAAAGACTGAACCAAATTCAATTAGACCTTTACCTAACAGCACGCAAAACTCTTTGATTATTCCAAGATCTGAACGCTACGTTAGAAAGATATACAAGTTGAATAAAACAGAAGAGGATATCATTCTAAAATATGCTGTATCCGATTATGCAAAGAAACCTTCTACCTTTATTAAAAGACCAAACACAAGAAAAACTAAAAAATAATGAGTGAAATTTTATTTCCAAACACTTGCGAAGTAGAATTTAAAGGCAAAAAACCAAAGGACTCTTGGATGCGAGATTGGTCGTTAGATCAGCGTATCGAAAAGTTCTTTGAGTTCTGCCAAAAATTCGATAACAGAAAAGATTCTCTATTAAAATCAGAGTATCAAATCTTTTCACATCGCTTGCATTGGCACGAGCATCCTTACTGTTACTACATGAGGGACAACGTTACAGACAACGCGCTAAGAATGTTTTATACTTTAGTGTTTAGTTTTAGTAACGAACATTGGGGCACATTCATGAAATTGGCAAAAGAAGGCATTGATTCTACTAAGGATCACTTCGTTAACAATCGACACGCAAGAAACGATCTATTCCAAATCTACTATCCAAAGGGTACAGACGTTAAGAGCTGGTTGCTACACGGACCTAGAATTGCCGGTCAAGAATTGGCCTACGTTTTACAGGACGTTGAAGATGGTAAGCGTGGAAAGTACACAATGATGGAGTTTGCAAAGATTCTTGAGAAATACTTTAAAGAGCATCAAAACTTTAGAAGTCCTTTGTATCCATGTAAGAACACTGCAAGATATATCGCAATGAGTTATCCACACTTGGTAGATCCTGAATCGATTCTATTCGGCGGTACTGGTCACTTCGATGGATTGCACCAGATATTCGGTGGTCAGAACCTAAACGGTAAAGTTAAGTACACTATTAACGAAGCTGGAGTATTCACACCTGAGAACAAACAGGCAGAGCAATGGTTGTATCAGATGGATCTGCTAGTGAATCACCCGTTAAACCCAATGACTGAACAGAAGTATCTGAACATTGAAGACAAGACCTGTTTCTTTTGGAAGCACATCGCAATCTCTCATGGTGAAAAGAAACCGACCAAGAACATTCCTTACACTTGGATCTTTCCGGACACATTCAGTCTGGCTCTAACAGATCAAGAAGAGTTTATGAATGGAATTGAACACAGAGGTTTAATGTATTAGGAGCATATAGTTAGTAAATAAGAAAGGGAGCTCATTTGGGCTCCCTTTTATTTTGTCTTAATATTCTATCGTAAATTCTATTCCTCTTCGGCCTCGAGCTCGGGTGTGATTGGATTAACGTCCCTGCGGTACCATTTGCCGGCTATATTCTCGTTATAGCTCTCTACCTCTAAAACTCTTAGTGTCATTTGATAATAGGTCTCCCAATAGCTCATCTGTTTCTTGGTGGTGCATAACCTTAATATCTCTCTAGTGAATATATCTTTACCAAACAGTTTAATATCGTCTATGATCAACTTACTAGATCCGTAGTAGTCGACCCAATTGCTCTCTTTGATCTCCTTTCTTTTCTTTGGGATACGTCCTGGTTTTACCCACTCTGAAATTTCCTTCTTCGTTAAGGTCTTTGTTAGAACGTTTCTAAGGATTTTTTTACCGATATAGAATTTACCGGTCTTATTGTTAGTAACTTTGTAGACAAATCCAACTACATTCTCTGGAAAATCAGAAAGCTGAGTAAGCGGTTTTACAAAATTAACGGGATCGTAATTACCATCGTACGTAAACCAATTTGACATAGACTATTTTCTAATAAATATCTTAGCTATCCCAACGAATAACGAATGTAATATCTGTATTAGACGGAATTGGGTAGGGAGTAGAAAGCTTTCCAACTACTAATAATTCGTCAACATCGTTGTATAATCCTACTGTGGTAGCGTAAGGTCTGAAGTTGGATCCGGTCACTACGTCTATGTAGGAACCAGAGGTACCGTCCTTTATGGCACTTGGATTTAGGGTATAGTTAAAATCATTTTCATTTACTAGACACCTAACTTCGTTTTGGTAGATAGTTGATTCCGCCAAAAAGGAGATGGAATATGGAGTGGCTTGTATTACTGGCATGCTAAGTATAAATATTAGTTCTCTCGTCTTTCCTCAGGTGTATAATGAGCTATTCTATTATGATTTATTGGACTAGCTAATAATACCGCAGGTTTTAAATTTCCCTTTTTAGTCTCTTGGAACATATAACTCATCCAAGTCTGTTCGTAGGGGCGATCCCACGTTACGTCTAAGAACATCTTCTGATTGCCCTTCTTTCCACATAATGTTGGCCAATTGCAATAGTATATTTCTCCTTTAACATAAGACAGACCGTCTACGACTTCTATTGTGTCTAATTTTGTTTTAGGACAATTAAGATCCAAACCCGCAGTTGGCAATCTATCGTAATCTGGCCAGAATTCTGATCTTACCGATTGAGGAACATTGTACCATGACACTTGAATGTTATTGTCCATGTATACTTCCGTGTAAGATAACTTTAAAAAATCTATATCTGAACCTTCCACGATCTTTAAAACTTTATCGTACAAATTCGGTACATAAGTTCTAAATCCGTTTCTACAAATCCCTTCAGAGGCCTCGTATATTCCCATATCGTCTTCTAAGAACAGATAATAATCGCTATCCGACTCTTGAAAATGTTTAGCAGCTCTAAATCTTCCACCATTTATTCCAGTATTTTCGTTGGTAATAATATGTTCAAAGTTATATTTGTCACATATCTCTTTATTGGCAATTCTTGCTTCTTCGTTGGTAGAATTGTCTATTAATATATTTCTTGTTTTTGTCAACCAATTATCGTGCTTCAACCAAGTTTGAATGGTATGTTCTACTTGATGAGGGAAATTAAAAGTTAACATGTACACAGAAACTTTTAACTTACTAGGATCTACTGTCTTCTTGTATAATTTAATATTTTTTTCCGGTATGGGTTCTAATACTACTTCGTTCTTAGCCAATGCGTCTATAAATTTAACAACTAAGCCGTTATCGTCCAAAGCGAACCTTCTAAATTTTTCAGGTTCCAAATAAGACATAATAGTGAATATGCTTTCTTCAGTGCCCATGTATCCTGATTGTAAAGTATCGTTGACCAAATGCCAATACGTACCGTTAGCACTTCTAATAGCATCGATATGTCCACCGAATAAACCGCCTCGACAAACGTACTCTACTTTAGATCCAGCGAATCTATTCATGCCGTCTATTTTAAAACCATGAATTTCGTCTCTAGCTTCGTAAGGGTAACTTAAGAATAAGAACGGATCCAAATGTGGAATTAAGTTATCCAGCACTTTATCGTCGGTAAAATATTTTTCGTAAACCGTATTAGTAATTCCAGCGTCTAACCAAATAAAATAATTGGATTGAAAAGGATTCCACACAGTAACGTTGTGAAGCATGCTAAACTTGGACATTACTATTGGATTGTACCATTCTGATACTGCTTGAGGACTATTCTTTAACCATCCACCTTCTCCTGTTAAATTTAACCATTCTTCACTCGTTCTAATTTCTTGAGTTTTATCCCAAAAAGAACTGTAAAGATTTTTCATATCAGATAATTCCCAAACTTTAACGTAAGTGTTATGCGGACTTCTTATCTCCCAAACTATGTGTTCGTATTCTTCTGGAATATGCACAAACATTGCGACTTCTGTCTGTAGTATTTTTCTAAAGTGAGAAAGGTACTCTTCAAAAGATCTACCTGGTCTGCCTATATCCCAAAGACCTGTTACAACGGTTAAGTCCGATTTAACTGTATCTTTTCTTGGGCCTTCTATGATCGGCACTATATTTTTGTTAGCTTCGTTATCTTTTACAAAAACTCCATAATCGTATCTAGTGGCCAATGCTTTGAAACCTTTATATTTTGCTAAAAAACTTTCTTGAGTTAATTCTGTTTGTTTATGTATTTCAAGATCGTTGTCAAAATGCGCTTCTTGTTCTGAATTATAGGGAATAGCTATAATTAAATCGTTACACTTATCGTATAATTTTTCTACTAATTTGATACCGTCTTCTTCTGATATGTGTTCTAATACGTCTCCAAAAATAATTAAATCGTAATAATTAAATTCAAAATCTAAGATATTCTGAACGAATACATTTGCGTATTTTTCTCTTAAACCGTATCTTTCTACGTAGGGCTCGAAACCTTCTATTGCGTCCATCTTATAAAAGTGATCTTTAAGATAGTCAAAATATATACCTGCACCGGCTCCAATATCTAACACAGAACTAGTGCGATTGAATTTATTTTTTATGAAATTTAAAGTTTCCTTTTTATAAACATTTGTTGAAAACGGCATCTTAGTAAATTAATTTTTTAGTATTTTCGTGAAACATGTAACCCTCCGACTTAACCTTATCTATTCTATAGTTTAATACTTGACCTTCGTCTCCTATTAATCTATATGTAGTATCGTCACCCTCTATGTTAAATTCTATAACAAGAGATTTTTTAACTCCGTAACAAGGATCCGGTATAACACGACCCATGGTATCCATAGCCACAATAATGCCGCTAACTCCTTTGCCTTCGTTATTATTTATATTCTCTTGCACAAATTCTGTGAAATCCACCTCGTTAGTTTCCGTAGGTCTATTTCTATCGTGTTCGTTTTCAGGCTCCATTAAAGTCATAAACTTAGCGGATTTTAAAATCATTCTTTTATCTGCTAAAGAATTAGGATTTTTATATGATGCTTCTGGAATAGAAGTAAATTTATCCCTCCATCCAAATCTTTCGTAAAATTGATAGCACGTATAATCCACTCTAAACATATTGATCCATGCTTCACTAGACCATCTATCGTATGTACTTTCGTAAGGATATGGATTGTGTCTTAAGTAATGCGAGTTAGCCCACCAAAAATTACCACTAGGCCAACCTCTACCAAAACTATCTGATACATTACATTGATCGTATACTTTTAATTTTTCCAAGCAATTTTTATAGTTATCAATCATATAGTACTTGAGCATTTCTATGAATGACGCATCGCCAATCCTCTTCCATTCGGAATGTTCGTTGGTATCAGTAGGTACATTAGTAACTCCTTTACTATGGAAGTACATAATAAGTCCATCACTTTTTTGAGACTCTATCCATGCTTTTACAATACCGTAATGTTCGAATCTATTATCGTAAGCTTTAGTAAAATGAACTTTATCATGGCCTTCAAATACTTCTAATATTTTATTGTAGCTTTCTTCGTCTTCTCTAAATTCTAATGAGCATACTACGTGCATTTCATCAAGATCATTGTACAAGCCTGATTCTTTAATGCGCTCTAAATCTTTTTTGGCTAAGTTGATAAAGTCTCCTTTGCAGTAAATAAAGTAGATAACTTTAATTTTTTTCGTCTTATCAAATTCTCCATATTTGGCTTCGTAGATTTTATCTATGTCCCTATTTTTACTGTAAGCGTATGCGTAGGCATGGAATATAAAACTATTGGGACCGTATCTGTGACTATTAAAAACGTTTCTATCTAATATTTTTATGCGATCTTTTAAAGACAGATCTTTTTTAAACATTACGGCTAAACAAGTTTGTTCGTGCCATAAAGAAGACTTAAATATATATCTCATTTCAGGCACATGCATTCCACCTGCCCAGTTCATTAGATCGTTAGCTTCCTGACCAGAGGTATCCAATCTAGCTTCCCACCACTTCGATAAAAATTCTTTGGACCAATCATTATTTTTAATTAAAATAACTCCAGTGTTTGCAATGCTGTGTGCGCCTACATCATCAGCCAAAATTAAATCGTAGGCATCGTCTACATATTTTTCTATTCTCTCTGATATGTTGCAAAATAATGCATCGATGTCCAAGAACAAGTACCAATCATAATCTGGTTTTTCATTGATAACTTCATTCAATAGGTTTACTTTGTACCACTGAATGGACATTTCTTCTTTATTGCAAAATATTTTTATCTTATCGTTATCTTTTTCTATGTGATAATCGTAACCATTCTTATCACAATATTGTTTATTTAATTGTTCTGAAAACGGAGCGTATTCTAAATTATCTGTATAGTATTGTACTACTAAAATTTTCTTTTTCATATTAACATACGGTATAAGCTACACTAGGCCACTGATTTCTTTTTCTCATGCAGCCAATAAGTTCTTCGTTTATTTTTAAAAATTCCTCTAATGTTTTTGCTGGAAGTAAATTGACTCCTTTTCCATTACAATCCGGATCAAAGTGCCATGGCGGTCCCCAAAATCTATCTTGGAAAAATACTCTTAATTGATACAAGCGTCCTGGAAAATGGGATAACTCAATATCGTTTATTTGACTTGTTAAAGCCAAAGGAATAACATCGCATAACATATAATTACCGCATCTATTAACATCGTACAATCTTGGCTGTTCTAAAAACAATTTATAGATATCGTTATAAGAATTAAAGAATCTATCTAAAGTTTCTACATTTTCAAAATTGTAATATCTAATGCAACCTTCCAAAGTGGCCAATTCTTGCAATATATTCCAACGATCTAATTCGCCTCTCTCTTCATAGTACTTGTAAGTTACCGCAGAACAAGCCTGTAAAACTTTTGTGCTATCTGTAGATCCTATAGTTTTACCGTAGATAAATTCCATTTTTTGTTGATCGTCCACTTGACAAAATTTGATAACTTCGTAACCAGATCCTCTAATGGAATTAACTTTAGTATCGAACACACTCCAATACTCTTCTTCTGATATCGCTCCTGAAACTAATCTATTGTAAGGTATTTCTACGTCGCTATCTATAAAAAGAGATTTATTAATTCCTAGTTTAGATATATTTTTAAGATTATATCTTTGAAGTCCATAACTAGGCAGCAATTTTTTTTCGTCGCTATTGTATCTTAGTTGTTTAGCATATTCGTAGTCGTCGATCTTTTCCTCAGGAAGAGGTTCGAATGTTTTACTAAATTCGTCGTCTTTTCTTAAATCCTCTATATCCACCACATCTATAATCATATCTCTCATAGATTGATCAAGACCAACAAAGTCGTTTACGTGATCAGTCAATACTACGTATTTCATCAATGGATTATAGCCCGACTTCAAAGCCTCTTCTATTTGAAATTTAATTCTATTTCTATAAGTAGGACCAAATCCCCAAGTCGATATAATGATATCTTTATTCATATTAAATTTGATGTTCTACCCTTTCGCACCAACCTCTTTCGTTGCTATACGCCCAAAAAACAACTCTTTTTGGATCTTTATCCGTTAAGAAAAATTCTTCGTAATGTATTTGTTGACCTTTATGCATAAAGTTTTCTAATTCAAAACCTGTTATGTATTTTTGATTCAATGCTTCACCGTTCTCATCATCAAAAGCAATCAAAATATGATTATAATCCGCGCCAGGCAAATCGTGTCTGTGTACAGTTACTAAATGATAAAAAGATTTCATGAAAGATTGTTCCCATAAATCATTGTCTTCTATCAGAGGATTTGGAGGATAGTTATTATCTAATGTATACTTCTGAACCGCTCTCTTTTTAAAGTTAAAACCTGCGTACTTTTCGTAATCTCTTAAGGTTCTAACTGTTCCTAAATCGTATCCCGTTAAATCTATATTAGGATCTTCCTCTGTTCTTAATAGTACTCTAATCTTCTTTCTTGCTAAGTCTTGTTTATTGAACCAATCCACGCCTAACTTATGATCGTCATCCCATTTCAACATGCCTGCTCGCTCTTCTCTCATTGTAGAATGCCAAACAACTAATTTGTGAGGATGGAATAAATCGTATCCGTGAGTGTAAGATCTAACAGTTAGGTTTAATTCTTCTCCACTAAAGTAAATGTCTGGATCGTGCCTAATCTCCTTTGCCCATTCAGCTCTTGCAAAACAGAAGTGACCTGACAAGAATCTACTCATTGGTGGTTCTGTCATGTCTTGCCAACCGTGTAATAGTCCTGGTCTAATGAATATTGTTCCGTGAGGGTAGAAACATGCAAAGGTCTGCTGCCATGGCTCCATAGTGCGTCCTTCTGGATCGTTAAACGGAGTATACAATGGCAAATAAGCCGCTAGGATTGGTTTGTAGCCTTGAGCTTCTAAACCGCTATGCATTTCGATTAGGGTCTCGTCCCAATTCTTTGCGAATCTGTGATGCGAGTCCAATTGTAATATATAATCTTGGTTGGTTAAAAGCTTTTCGTTAATTTGAGCCCTTGCCCAAGGTAAACCTTTTGCTTCTTTGTACGGAACTTCTAGAACATGAAAACGTTTGTCACCTTCGAATTCTGTCAAATCGTCGAATCCATCTGTTTCACAATATTGCTTACAAATACCAAAGTGAATGCGCTTTGGGTATTTAGCATTTTCCAATGCATTTTTTATGGTTGGTACCAATTCCGGATCTCGGTAAGCTGGTAAGTGTACAAATATAGTTGATTTTTTACTCATAATTTATTTTTTGTTCTATTCTTTCCAACCAATCTTTTGTTTTAGAATGTGGCCAAACTCTCCAAGAATAAGGTTTCTCTGAATTTTCAAATTCTCTCCAAATGTGAATAAATTTATCTTCTGGATCGGAATTCATTAAGCTCTTTATTTCTACTTCAGATATGTCTTCTCTATATAAATCTTCTCCATTTTCCTTTAAAAAAGACACTGCAAAATTATCGTAATCGGTTTCTATTAAAGATCCTTTGTAAATGTCAATACAGTGTTTTTGTTTGAATGCTAACCCCGATTCATAATCTCCTTTTAACGGCGGAAATTTATTATTTAAAGTTTCTTGATGAATTTGTCTCGTGCTAAATTTTAAACCTGCATAAGCTTCGAACTCGTAAAGCTGTCTTACTTTACCAAAACCGTACTGGCCCATCACAGCATTTCTTTGACAAGGCGCGCAACCTGGGTCCATTCCAAAAAGTTTTCTAAATCTTGTATAAGACTCGTCGTCCTTTTGTTTCCAATCTTGACTGTCGTCCCAATGTTTTTTCTTTCCAGATCTAGTGTATTCGTGCCAAACTATGGGTTTGTGAGGAGAAAACAAGTCGTATCCGTAAGTAAAGGCTCTTGCCGCTAAAGAGCTTTCTTCTCCATGAAAGTATAAGTGAGGGTCGTAAGGGACTTCTACAGCGAAGCTTCCCAAAGTAAAAATAAAGTGAGCAGAAATAAATCTAGCTCTAAAAGGTTCCGTTAATCCTTGCCAATTGTCTATGTGATGAGGTCTTAGAAATATTGCGCCAGCTGGCATGAATCTATCTATATTCAATCCCCAAACTTCATTAACTCTACCGTTAGGATCGTTTTCAGGAAAGTATCCAGGAATATATGCAGACAGTACTGGTTTTTTGTGACCTTTACACCTTAGATAATTTAACCAATCTTTTAGTGTTGCGTCCCAGTTCTTTGAAAATCTGTGATGGGAATCTAATTGGAAATAGTAATCTTCTCCGTTGTAATACTTTTGTATTTCGCTTCTCATCCAACAAACACCTTTAGCGTCTTTGTAATCGACGTCTATTATGGTGAATCTTGGATCGTATTCGTATTTTTCCAAAGTGTCCCAAGCGTCTTCTTTGGAGCGCTGCCACCCTATACATATGTGAAGATCCTCAGGATTCTTTGCGTTAGAGAGTAGGTCTTCTAGTGTGGGTAGTAGTTCGGGGTCTCTATAAGAAGCAATTGAGATAAAAATTTTACTGTTTTTCATAACGTACCTTTCTGTAATATAACTAATTTACTTTATTTTTTCAAATTTAATTTAAGGACATGTTGTAACTGGAGTAGTTGCAGTACCTTGAACGTAATTTTGTGTTGCTGAATAAGTCGGTGTTAAAGAAGCTATATCAAATGTTGATGTATATTCTCCTATATCTGCTCCACCAAAAGTAATCCCTCCACTACAACTAGTTCCACTGTATATAATTACTGAATCATTTATTGTGTTAAATAGATCTCCGGTCCATAGGAATTGAACTGTAACATTTGTATCAACATTAACATTACCAGTAGTCCAAGCATATACTGTTATGTCACCGTTTCCATCTGCAGTTGTTTGTGTTCCTATATTAATAGTTACAGGAGTAGGACATGCTGTATAGTTGTTTATTGTACTACCATCTAAATCGAATGAATATCCATCTTTGAAGAAATATCCTCCATTATTATCCCATAAATCATTACTATAACTATTAGCATACAATGTTGTACCAGCTCCAAAAGTACCATCATAATAAACAGTGGCAGCTATACCACCTGTTCCTGTTGTGCAAGCGGAAGCTGATGACGCAAATCCTACTGGGTTATTTGTTTCACCGCCGGAATAACTATCAAAGTATATAGTTGCAGAGTTTGCATGATTTGGTCTACAAACTGGTTCTGGAGCGAAAGTGCCGTTATTTATAGCGCCAAATACCTTATAAGTAATGCCTGGTAATGGAGTGAAAATATAACTATGTGTAGTTCCGTTTGGAGTAGATGGATTAATAAAAAGACCGCTGCCAGCTGTTATACCTGTTGATGTATTAGTTATAGAAAGAGTTAAGTAAGCACCTGTTAACGCTCCCCAATTTGAAATAGTTGAAAAATAGGTCATTGTAACTGTATGAGATGTATTAGCAGTTACACTATAATTAGTTGATTGTATCTGCCATGCTCCAAGACCACGACATCCTACAGTTGTAGATCCTTGATTTATAAATGTATCAGTAGAGAATATAGCTCCGTTACTATCAAGTTGAGTTTGACCTGGTACATATACTCCTGTCATATTACTGGAATCGGTATTAGAATCGTAGTTTTGATGGTATAATTGTATAGTGGCCGGTATTGGAGAAGGCGTCGGTGTTATACTAGGAGTTACTGTAGAAGAGGGAGTAACTGTAACAGACGGAGTAACTGTAACAGACGGAGTAATACTGGCGCTTGGAGTTATACTTGCTGATGGTGTAATACTAGCCGATGGTGTAATACTAGCTGACGGCGTTATTGATGGCGTTCTTGTAACTGAAGGCGTAATGGTAACACTTGGAGTTATCGTAACACTAGGAGTAATACTAGCGCTTGGAGTAATAGAAGGCGTAACGGTAACTGATGGAGTTCTAGTTACAGAAGGAGTAACTGTAACAGAAGGAGTTATACTTGCACTTGGAGTAATACTTGCTGAAGGAGTTATACTAGGCGTTCTTGTAACCGAAGGTGTAACGGTAACTGATGGGGTTCTAGTTACAGAAGGAGTTATTGTTACTGACGGTGTTATCGAAGGCGTCCTTGTAACAGACGGAGTAATTGTTGCCGAAGGAGTTTGACTTGGAATCGTTCCGCAAATTCCTCCTAATATATAAGCGCCTCCAGTAGGAACAGATCTAGAACATACTGGTCCGTAAGATGCTCCACCTATAACCTGTTGATTTTGTAAAACTCCAGTAGTACAATCATACCACGAATAAGTGGTAGTTGTAGAAGGAGTTAATGTATAGTTGTAGCAAGCAAAAGGCGTAGTTGTAACGCTAGGAGTGATTGTTACGCTAGGAGTAATAGTCGCAGATGGAGTAACTGTTACGCTAGGAGTAATAGACGGTGTTACAGTAACCGAAGGAGTAATACTTGCAGAAGGCGTAATTGTAACCGAAGGAGTAATACTTGCAGAAGGCGTAATGCTAGCTGACGGTGTTATAGAAGGTGTTCTGGTAACGGATGGAGTTACGGTTACACTTGGAGTTTTGCTAACAGACGGAGTAATACTTGAAGACGGTGTAACTGAAGAGGTTACCGTTACGCTTGGAGTAATACTTGGCGATGGCGTTATACTAGCGGAAGGCGTAACAGAAGATGTAACTGTAACTGAAGGCGTAACCGTAACTGATGGTGTTATTGATGCGCTTGGTGTAATGGAAGCACTTGGTGTAATCGAAGGCGTCTTAGTAATTGACGGAGTCACTGTCACGCTAGGAGTAACGCTTGCGCTAGGCGTTATAGAAGGCGTAACGGTTACAGACGGTGTTACAGTAACTGATGGGGTTACAGTTACACTAGGAGTTACGCTTGATGATGGTGTTATACTAGCCGATGGTGTAATAGATGCACTAGGCGTTATTGAAGGGCTAGGAGTAATACTAGCGCTAGGTGTTATAGAAGACGTTACTGTAACGGAAGGCGTAACTGTAACAGAAGGCGTAACTGTAACAGATGGAGTAACTGTAACCGAAGGCGTAATACTCGCAGATGGAGTAATAGACGGAGTAACAGTAACTGAAGGAGTAACGGTAACCGAAGGCGTAACTGTTTCTGAAGGAGTAACAGTAACAGAAGGCGTTACCGAAGGAGTAACAGTAACTGAAGGAGTAACAGTAACACTAGGAGTAACAGTCACACTAGGAGTAACAGTAACACTAGGAGTTATTGATGAACTAGGTGTAATTGTAACAGAAGGAGTAATACTCGGTGTAACTGTAACGGATGGAGTTACGGTAACAGAAGGCGTAACCGTAACCGAAGGTGTAGCTGTAGGCGTAATAGTAACCGAAGGAGTAATAGTAACACTAGGAGTTACTGTAACTGAAGGCGTAACACTTGGAGTAGGAGAAGGACTTTGAGGAACTAAAAATACCTCTACAAAATTAGTATTTGCAAAAGGATTCAAATTTTCTAATACAACTCTAATAGTAAAAGCATTTATATCCACCGTATATCCAGAAATTAAATCAGCTAAAGATACATCAGACGCTACTAAAACCATTGGATTAACCAGGTCTAAATCGTAGTATACATTAAATGGACCTACTGCATCCCCATAATTCGTAAGTTGTATTGTTACTAGCATGTCTATTTAATAATTATATCTTTTTAGTTTTTAGCATGGTCCTCCTGCTACTGTTACTTCTCCAACTGTATTAATTATGAAAGAGTAAGCGGTTCCAACTCCGCCAGCTCTCAACGCAATCCAGTTACCATTTCCATTAGTTAGTGTGCCTGGATATGAATCGTAGAATAAATCGCCTGCTACTATTGAAGCTAAGCTAGATTTTAAAGAGTAGTACGCTCTAGTACTAGTTATGTTAAAACAAGCATTCGCTTTACTACTGTCATCAGGGGTCGATCTACCTAAATAAGCGTATATTGTATTACCGCTAACCGATGGCGTAACAGTAACTGATGGAGTTACGGTAACTGAAGGAGTAACCGTAATTGATGGAGTTACGGTAACTGAAGGAGTAACCGTAATTGAAGGCGTAATTGTAACTGATGGGGTTACGGTTACACTAGGCGTTATAGAAGGAGTAACAGTAACTGATGGTGTAACGGAAGGCGTAACTGTAACAGAAGGAGTTACAGTAACTGATGGCGTAACGGTTACACTAGGGGTTACGCTTGGTGTAGGAGTAGGCGCAACTATAGAAACTGTAAAATTAAAATTATTATTAAATAACGCAGAAACATAATCTTGATTAGTGAATGTAATTATACCTTGAGAATATAATATATTTCCAACATGAGCGTAATTGGCTTTTGCGTCTATAATATTTCCATTACCGTCATCTATTAATTTATAACTAGTACCATTAGTACTAGATATTGCTAGCGTATTTCTACTTATATTTTCTCCAAATACCGTTCTTGGAATCGCTAAAAAACTAGTTCTTGCATTACTGCCCGTAGAAAAAATTCTAATATCTGCGTCCATACTTCCAGACGCCGCTGTGGATTGTAAAGAAGAATCCCATGCACTACCAGTTCCCAATAAAGATCCTGTTATATAATTGGTATAGTAAAGCTGTTTAACTAACCTATAGTTGTTATTATAAGTCATAGCGGTAACTGGGTCTAAACTTGCTGTAGGACCGTTAACACCGCCGTTTATAGTAACTCCTAAGTCTGAAAAAGATTGGCTTGAGTAAGAAGCTGAATACTTTAATTTTATTGGAGTGGCAGTTATGTCAGAAAACCGTATAGTATTCTTGGATAAACTCATTTTTTACTACCAGTCTAATTTTACTCTAATTAATGCTTCTTTTGTGAAATCTTTTACTAAGGGCTTCGACAATTTTGCAACTGCCAAAAGTTCGTTGTTTGTATTGTACATACCCACGGTAGTGATAAAGGTCTGAGGACTATTCACAAAGTTGGAATATACAAAACTACCAGAAATATCTATTAATGAAGGATTTGAAGTGTAATTATACTCTGCGTTTCTAACTCTAACAAAAACGTAATCAGAAGATATAGTCTCTTGAGAATTTAGCGCGAAAGAACTACCAGAATTTATTGTTTCGAAAGCTGTATAATTGTTGTATCCTTGGTTTGCGACAGTTACCGCAGAATTCCAAGTGATACCTAAACCACCACCTCCAGTACCAGTCGGTAAACTCAATGCTTTAGGATTCAATAAAATCAAACCAATATCAGGTAAGAAAAGACCGTAAGATCCTGAAGGCGTATATCCTTTTGCAGGAGCTCCAGCTATTAAAGGACTATTTGCAGCAGTACCATTAGAACCCGAAATAATATCGAAAGCTCTACCACAATCTAGATATGTTATTGTAGAAACGTCGTTTGAGTTATCTGTTAATTTTAATTTTTGAGCGTAAGTACCGTATCCCAATTGTAAATTAAAAGTGCCTGGGAATAAACTACCCTTATATCTATTTCTATCGATAGGAATGGCGATAAGATCTAAAGAAGAAGTATTTCCGGTGCCAAAGTTTAAGTTAGCAGTAGAATCTCCGTATATTAAATTCCTATACTGTCCAAATGTTATTCTAGTTGGGGTATTTTGCGGTACTAAACTATTTAAAGGAACAGATCCTGATCCGTATTGATGACCGTATGCGATAGAAAATTGTACTGCTGCGGCAGTAGCCGTAGAAGCAGTTTGATAAACATCTACATAGTAGCTACCGGTAGCGTTTCCACTTAGCGTATAAAAAGAAGTCAAAGTAGGCGCATTGGTGCTCCAAGCCGGTGCCGTTACGGAATCAGAAGATATCACAAAATCCGATGAAGCAAATTGAGTAAAAGACATATGTTAGATATTATAGATTTGTTTTAATAATTGTTACAGGAACACTTATTCTTGCTCCAGAATCTCTACCAACAACTATCAATGTGGTTTGTAATTGAGAAGCTCCTCCGAATAAAGTATTAACCGTAGTAGCCGTCAAATTTATGGTGGTACCTATCACAGTCTTACTTACGTTAGTTCCTATGGTTGTAGTAGCATTTAAAGAAGTAACTTCAGGAGTGTTAATTCCAACTCCAACAAAATTACTCATTGTTCTAACGTCACCTATCGTTACTACATATCCTGATTGTTCGTAAGTACTTGAAGCTCCTAAATAATTTAAAGTTTGAGGAGTTATAGATAAAGAAGCGCCTTGACGAAGACTGATATTGTTGTATCCGATATCTAAAACAGGAAGTTTAGCAGTACCCCTAGGTAATGTTATTAGTTTATACCTCATAATCTCAGTGTCGTCAGGATATGCCTGAAGGATTGGCATATTTTCTATGGCCTCTCCATAGTAAGCTGATCCTGAAGGATGTGTTGGATTGTACAGGGTATAGTCGATCTCGTCATCGGACAAAGAAAATTGCGTGATTTGGAAAGAACCATTGTTTCTGGCCAATAGCTCTCGGCCCTTTTTTGTTAGAATGGCATCCACCACGACTGAAGTACTACTTAAATAAGACATATAAAATTGGCTTTAAAAATAAATATTGTTAAATTAGGTTTTGTTGTTTTAATGCTTTGACTACGTTACCAGAATTTTCTCTGGCTATTGGATCTATATATTCGGGAAATACTAAACCATCATCGGTAACGTTTGAAGATCCTGAGAATGCGAAAATTAGATTGGTTTCGTCCGGGCTTCTTTTCAGCACTATGTATTTAGAGATGTACCCGGGTATGGTATCTGAATCAGTTTCTTTTGGATTTAAAGTTCTATCCAAAGTAAAATCCACGAAGCTAACAGAGCCACTATTTCCAAATAACACCTCGTTGACTCTATACTCTGATTCATTATATGATCCCCAACCACTTGTTGCGTTATAAAGTCTGATTAAGTCCATTTGTTCTAGAACGAAATTGCTAACCACAGACTCTAATCCTGTTGCAACATTTTGTTCTATAAACATATTATAATATGCAGATTGCGTTGCAGATAGTCTTATTGTTCTATCATCTAGTGCGTACCATCTGCTGTCTAAATCTGTAATCGATTCTAAATAAACGCTACTTGAAACTGTTCCTCCACTTGGATTATATAGTTCTTCACTATTTATAGTAACTTGTAAATTATCAAAACTGTCCCAATTAAAAGGAGACGCTGGTAAATTTTGATTAAAATAAAATGGAGCTGTCTGCGTTGCTGCAATATAAGTGGTAAGAGTGTACGTGTTATAGGGAGCAAGATAAAATTTACTTAGATTTTCTACTGTTATGCTAACGTAAGTGTCATATGCAGCGTTAGGCGTCACTTTAGCAGTTGCCGTAAAATCTACTATTATAATACCAGGTGAAGTTGTACTATCTGCAGTAGCTGAGAATGATCCCCAATAACCTTGATCAGATGGGGATAAAGTAGTATACGTAGGAGTAGTGGTGCTTGACAACGTAACTATGGGAGTATTTAAAAAATAACGCTTATTATTAGTTAATCCATCTACACTATGTAAAATTGGATTGTACTTAAAACCGCCCTCATAAAGATTTACCTCTTGATTATTTGTAAGATATTGGGCTATATTGCTATTTGGACTGTAGTTAAACAATGATACGTTTGTGTTTTCTCCCGACTTAAATACATTTTGTACTGTAAATATATTTTTATTGGCTTTGGTTAAATCTAATACATTTTGTTGATTATCAATAATATATTTTATCTGTGCGTTTACTCTGTTGGGTAATTGAAAAGAAGACGAGTACATATCAACCAAATAACCGTATTGGTATTTTAATTTATCAATAGCGGCCGTACTACCATAAGAGCTGTCTCCTATTGTATAATCGTTGTAAGTTGCGCTAATTGTTTTTGATCCATAGTATCTAGGAATTGTAAAACTTTGTAATGCGTAGTTTGAATCTTGTAGCTCTGCGTAAGGTATATTAGGATTATTGTATGCTGCGTTATTATCGTAACCTGGAACTTGACTTGCGGATATGGATTGAGTTACTATTCCGTAATTTATAGGCTTAGATTGATTAGATGTGTAATCCAAATCAAAATATTTTCTAGATCTAACTGAACCCGTAACGTTTTGATACAAGGCTATTAAAGAGCTGGTCAGATTGGATATGGACGCCGCGCTGCTAGATAGGTTATTGTTGTACTCTATCTGAGGGAAACTTTCGTAATTTGTAGCTGTTATTATCGACCCGCTAAACTCACCGGTAAATTTTTCCACGTCTTGAGAAGAAGAATACGGTACGTATCCGACCAAAGTTAATAGAGGAGAAGTCCAAGCGGTAGATCCAGATATAGAATTAGCTGCTGATCCGGTTATAGTTACCATTTCTATGGACTGAGAGTACTGATTGATACTCATACTCGGCTCGTTTCTTGCGTACTTGTTTCTCTCAAGCATGTGAGACTTAATAACTATTCCCGTAGTCACATTGGCTCTCGCAGGCACAAAATCTTTAATAGTCTTAAACAAACTATTGTTATAGAATTTGATCAATCTAATGTACTCCCAAACGCTCTTTGGCTTATTATAAGATTGGAAATAAGTCGTCTTTAAAGTGTCTAGAGCAGGATAAGATCCAGATGAAGCGTAAGTTGGGTTTCCTATATATTGATCTATAGATCCAGTAATTACACCCGATCCAGAGATGTAATCATTTACTGTATTGGAAGGACTAAAAGCAACTTCTATATTAGTAGAGTTTAATCTATCGTTATTAGAATAGTATTGAAGCGTTGTATCAGGAGAAAGAAGCGAAGATGATATCGTTGTACTTCCAGTCACCTGTCCATTACTACCAGTTGCTATTGTTATTTTATAATTTGTAGTGTCTAAATCGTATATACCAGCTGAAGTTTGTCTATCAACTCCTCCGAATTCTTTAACACTTAATATAGAATCAGGTATACCATAACAAGCAATTAATGCTTTTATCGATCTTTGAGTACCTCTAGTTTTTAATAAATAGGGTAGATTGTGATATAGTCTTTTATATAATTCGTCTTGTATTTCTTGACCTGGCAAGGTAGCTATACTAGAAGTTACATAATTTGTAATTAGCTCTGATCCTGTTGGAGGTAATAAACTACCGTCTTGATTTATTCCAAATAAAGAATAGTATAGGTTATCTGAAACGCTTGTATTAGTATACAATTCCATTCCCAAACCTTTTAACGCGTCTGAAACCAGATCCAAAGAAATTCCTGTATTTGGATTGTTGGTAGCATCAAATCTTTTGGTTACGTCTTTATAATAGATCCAAATATTATCGAAGTGTTGACCAATCATATCTAAGAAAGTAAGATACGGTTGATTATTTGGATCGTCTAATAGATATTGAGGAATGCTGTATCGTAAATAATCCTTATTAGAATAATCATATAAAGAAGCAGAGTATAGTACAGATGCAGTCGTAGGCGTAGTTGGAGAATCTGCGGATCCTAACCAATTTGAAGCCTGTGAAGACGAGACAGAATAAAGAGTATAGGGTTGAGTGTTGTTTCTTTTCGGCCAAGTCCAACTACCAGAGTTAAA